TCTACCCCCTTCGGCTTGGGCTCTGCCCCCTTCGGCTTGGGCTCTGCCCCCTTCGGCTTAGAGATTCATAAATCAGAAACAATTCTAATTTTTTTAAATTCGCTAACTAAATTACGTTCTGTTGCCTTACTGTGATAAGTATTGATATACTTATTTCTACATCTTGGGGAACAAAACGCCTTATCATATGCAAAGAACATGGACTGTGGTTCTAGACGATCTAAACAACAGTAACATCTAATATTTTGTAATTCGGGTTTCATAATTTATAAAGAATACATAAATAAATTAAAAAGTTAAATGTTAACATCCGACACTATTACTTTTGGAAAACACAAGGGTTTTACTTTGGGTCATATACTCAAAGACCGTGATTACTGTAAATGGTTACTAGAGCAAGAATGGTTCCAAACTAACTATGAATATTTGTATAACAGAGTTAAGGAATACAATCCAAAACAATTTTTCTTAAAATCACCCACGGAAACAGATGATTTTCTAGATAATTACGAATATTTTAACTTGTATGATGTCGAGGAAGTCGAACTACCCCTCACTGAACCAGAAAAGATGTGTTATAAGTTTTATCTGGGTATGATAGAAATGTTAAAGGATAAGATATATGAAAGAATGGAAAACGATGAGGAAAACATTTTTAATATAAAAGCACCAACAAATTGGTTAAAACAATTTGAACGGGATTATGCTATTCCCAGGGCAGAGTTTAAATTATTTCTATCATCTTACGAATTACCAAATATACCATACATCATTGAAAGAATAAAGAAAGAGGGTGGTATCGAGTATAAGGGAGCAAAATCATTCTTAATTGCTAAAGCACGTTCAGAAGATCAGGAACAGTGGTGGGAGTTGATATTAAAAGAGAAATATGGGGAAGATTTGGGAACACAGTTCAAATATCAGAATTGTATCTTTGACTTTTTGAATATTAAAACGAATACGATATTTGAATGTAAATTGGGATTAAAAGATTTTAACCAAGAACAACACAACAAATACAAATTAACTCTTGATAAGTATAGAATAATATACTTAATAGGTACAGATGGTGTTATTAACATGGAAAAGAAAGAGATATACAGTAGTAATGTAGAATATTACAAATTATATTTGCAACATATTCCCTTGATGAAAGAACCCAGTTATTTAGATAAATTAGTATTTGATTTTGAAGTTATAAATGTTAATGATGTTTCATCATTATTTGGAAATAATTACTAAAATCTTTATTATATAACAAATGCTAACAGCAGGAGGAGGAACTCAATGTTCTGAACCGGACAGGATTAGTTTCAATATGAAATGGAATCGTGATAGCAGGGGAAATAAAGTATATAGTAATGATATATGGCAAAATTGTGGCAGTCTAGATGCAAACAATTCTGAATGTAATTCAAACGAGAATCATAGATATAATTTGAGCGAAACCAACAACGGTGCAAAACAATTACAGTCTTGTAAAATGGATTCTCATTGGTACTCATCGGACCCATATTGTACTGAAAATCATAAATGTCGACCGCCGAATGGAACAGGTATGTCAGATTTTTATGCAAAAATACATCCAGGAACAAGCAAGGTAAATTTAGAGTTTAGCCCGTGTGGATGGAACGTACCAGATGAATTAAGAGGTAGAATGAAAAATCCTAATACAACCAATGGGAGATTTAAAGCCTGGAGTAATGCGGTTAATGTATGTAACTTTTCTGGTTTAGACCCTGCTCATGAAAAATGTATGCATTACGATGAGACCATAAGTTGTGAAAGTAGAACTTGGAAAGAAGATTGTGAACAAGAAGAATCTGGTTGTAGTATGTATGAAGGTGGTTCGTGTTGTAGTTGGGATGATCAGGAATCTAAATGTACTAAGAATAATCAAGGTTGTAATAGATACACCAGTTTCGCAGAATGTAATGCTGATCCTTCAAAAATGTGTAGATGGGGGCCGGATCTTGGATATGATCCCAGAAATAGAAGTCCAGGGTGTTATACAAATCCAGGATGGGAGGATTCTTATCTAAATACACAAAATAATACTTGCAGATCGCCTATGTTTTACGAGAAAAATATGATGTGGCAAAGAACGGGTGATGAAGATGAACAGGGTTATTCAGTATGTGAATTAGTGAAACCTCCTAAAAATCCTGAGAATCCCAACCAATATTTCGTACTGAAAGAAATGTGTGAAGGAAAAGCGCTTCGACCCTCTCCGCATTCATCGCCCCCATCGCCCCCACCACCTCCACCTCCCCCACCTCCACCACCCCCACCTCCCCCACCTCCACCACCCCCGTCAAACACATGTGATAGACAAAGTCGTAGCGAAGAAATCAATATGATGAAATTGAAAGGATTTTCATGCGACCCTCAATTATCACCCTATATATGTATAAAGGGTTCATCAAGTGGTGGATGTGCTGCTAGTAATAAATGGTGGAAGATAGAACCTGGTTGTGATGATTGTTGTAAAGTTCCTAAGTAATAATATCTATATTACTATGATTTATTTTAATATTTATAATATTAAAATGAACCGTAATAGTATGATTAACGATGAATACAAAAATAATAAATCAATTAGAAATAGTATTATGCAATATAAAAAATTATCAGAATATAATCCCTGGCTTGGTTGTTGTAAAGGTGTAAATGGAAATAACCCAGCATGTAATAATATAATTGATGAATATAATTGTTTAGCGGTTGCAGATAAAGCATGTGAATGGCAAAGAGGTGATCCACATCTAGGATGTGGAGACGGAGGTTGTTGTTTAAACTCTTATTCTGGTTTTTTATGTAGTATTGAAACAGATAATGGGGAAGAAGATCATAGCATTTGGGGATGTGATAATTCTGATAAAAGACATGACGAAAATATAGCATGTAGATGGTATTTTGGTCCAAAGGCAGAATCTAAGTTTCAAAGTAAGTGTTATTACAATCCTCTTCCAAACACTTGTTTACCAATAGATCACACAAACTCTGATAACAACATAGAATATTGTAGTCAATTTAATGAAAGTAGTTGTAATGAACCATGTTATTGGGGGCCATCTCCTGCAGACATAGTATATCCAGGACAACCAGATTATGTTCTGGGTTGTTGTAGGGGAGTTGAGGGTAGAAGACCCGATATGGATGACTATTGTAGAAAATTAAGTGAAGAAACCGATGATAGTACTACTGATTTTGGTCCCGAAGCTAAATGTAGAAGTCAGACTGTATGCAAATGGTACGAACCAGAAACAACAAATTCTGAATGGGAATGCCCGTCTGCACCCACACCCACACCAACACCCACACCAACACCCACACCCACACCCACACCAACACCCACTCCTTCTGCAAGTGGATGTGAGAGAGTTTGTACTGCAGAAGAAAAGGCAGCCACACAGGATAAGAGGTGTGGTGCTGATGTACCTTACATGTGTGTAGATGGTAATGCAATTGGTGGATGTAATGGAAATAAGGTATTTTGGAAAACTACACCTGATTGTAAGTCATGTTGTGATACCAGACTCTAATAAAATCATAAATTTTGTAAAATTTATGATGACTCGTGATCTGTCCGAATGGTCTTGGGAAGAAGGACAATTAGATTCCATCGAGGGTGTAATTTTAAAATATTTAGAATAAATTATAATAATTTTTGAATATCCGTCATAAATTCTGTTAAATCTGGAATTCTGAGCGCAGTATAATCTACCAATCTATCATTATTGCCGTAAGTTTGGGGTTGTTTTCCATTAACTCTGATTGGACAAGGCCAGTGGGAAGTATTACGTCTTTCCTCGAAATACTTTCGGCGTTTCTTTTGGATGGCGGGGGTGTTATCGGGGTGATTATGCGGATAGAAACAGACGTATTGAACTAAGCGTTCCTCGCCGTTATTTATTTTACCGAATTGATTTTGATGAAAAGTGCGGGAATCCCACATTACTAGGGCTCCGGCGGGTACATTCAGAACTCGTTTTTTGTCCTTAAGTTCTGTATTAAGTAAGTGTGGGTCAATAAGGGTCCATTGGGTTGGGGAAGTATCGTATGTTTCAAAGTATTTGGCGTGGAAGTCGTGTGAGCCTTCATAAACTACGAGGGATCGTTCCTTATTGTTTGTGAGGGAAACAAAACCTTGGTAGCACTGAAGTTTTTTAACTTTTCCAGATTGGTCGGTGTGGGTCCAACAGCATTTATCAATACGGTCATCTTCTGGAGATATGTAACAGCAACCGTCGAACGAAGTGATTAGGTCATTTGAACTCCAGATGTATTTATATATGTCTTGAACTGCTGGTAGAGTGCGAATAAACCAAGCGTGTGGTTGATGTGCGACCTCGTGGTATTTATAAATACCATGGGGATCAACGTTACGATGGAAGTCGTCGTGGTTGGGTATGGTTTGTTTCCAATCATGGAATAAGTTAGTTGCAGTTTCTACTTCTTGTGGTGTGAGAATATCAGGAATAATAGTGTATCCGAATTCAATCAACTCCATGAGTGCTTGATCGGCTATTTCTTGGTGAGGGTTAATCATATGTAGTCAATTTTGTTGATGAAAATGAAGAAAATAATCAAATTTATTTGTTATTAATAAATGCCATTAAGAAAATTTCAAGAAACTCCAGCCCGAGTACTTAAATTCTAAATTTAAGAAAAATTTAGAATCATTAATACAAGCCTGTAAGGTTGTATTTCAGTAGTATTTTGATAAGTTTTGGTCGTATGAAAGTAGCATACCCCCTAGAACTACCAAATTCATTATTTTTAATGGGTGGTTTCATTTCTAGGAATGCATATTGTAATAGAGTTTCAATATTATCTGAATCAATAATTTTTTTCATATCAGAGAGTACATACTCATAAGTAACATAATCAGATTGATACCAGGTTTCATCCATTGTGTATTTATTGGAAATTAATTGATTAAATTCAAATTTATACGTCCCCTTCGTAGTTCATGAGGGCTTTTCTCATGTACAAATCAAAGGAGGTGTCATCCAGATGCTCTGTAAACTCCTGATACATTTCCTCCCTAATACCAGCAACATTTGCACGAAGGAACAATCCGAAGTGCTGCCTAGATGCCCAATCAGAAGACTTAACCGTCATTTCTGATATAACCTCATCTGCAAAATCATTCACACAAATCACAGATTGAATTAGAGATGATTCTTTGGACTCAAGAAATGCAGTGATAAGTTCGTTTTTCTCTTTATAAACTTCCCGTAATTCTTTCAATGTTGATTCATTCTCAGGTTTGTTGAGCCAGAGTTCAACTACATCATATAGATGATCTTTGAGGAATATACTATCCGCATCTGTAATCCTACGGGCGGCAGCATTCAATCTACCCGCAAAATTGGCTACAACTTGGTCTTCCCAAGAGATACGAATACTAAATTCTCCAAATCCGGAAATAACATTAATCAGTCGGGAAGCAAAACCGGAGGAACAAGTGCCGGACATTTCTTCTAATTCCTGCAAAAGACGTTTTTTCATTTCCTCCTCATGTTCGTGTTCATTTAGATAACTCCAAACCTTAAGGAGAATGTTTTCTAGGGTATTATTATATTTGGAATACAAAACACGATCCATGTGAATACGATTTAGGGCGATTTGTATTTTATCTTGGGTTTCATAAGCTTTAACACACGCGTCTGAACGGAAATGTTTGTCGTCTACAGTCAGGGCTTCCTTAATGTTAGATTCGCAGTATGCACATACATATTGGGCGTCATTCTCAGAGACACGTATGGAATCTTTTTCTTTTTTCAAAATATCCATAATTTGTGCATTAACGTAATCGAAGTTAATGGGTGATTTATTAACAATTAGAATTGGCACAAAACTAGAAAAGAATTCTAGGATTTCTGCTACTGACTCTTCTACTTTCCCAGTATGTACGTTTTGTTTGTTATCGAATACGGTATGACCGGTATTTCCCTCACGACCCAATTCCATGATAATTTGACGACCATTATCTTTCATTTTCTTGGAACCCAAGTTGAGTAGAACGTCGGCGGCATCGGCTCTACGATCATAGTCGAGTTCCGTATCGGTGGCGAATGAGTATATTTCATTTTCTACCTCTTCGAGGTGTTCTTCTGAATGTTGGAGTAGATATTGACCAGCTAGGATTTTGTAGTAGGTCATGTTTTGTTTCTCAAAAAGGAAATGATGTTGGGCTTCCTTAATAAAGAAGTCGTAGATAATATCAAAGTCAGGTAAGTGTGTTTTGAATAACTGATTTGCGTGGTTGTAGTTGAGGCGATCGATGAGTAGATCTATGAAATCGGTATTTTTGGGGTCTGGTTTAAAATCAGGGAATTCTTTTGTAATATCGTGTTTAAAAGTTTCAAATAAATCGGAGACAAATTTTTCATTATCACATAAATCATATAATTTTTCTTGCATGTGGGAAGTTCCTAAATTTTCTAGGGATAATATGGTCTTGTATCGAAATTCACATTCAATATTTTGATCAACAATAAGTTCCTTAAAATATTTATTGGCATTATCTTTATATTCTTGGTGAGCCATAAGGGAAGAAATCGCTTCCGCCCTACAAGGAGTAGGCATATTCGTAAGATCCGAACATACGTGATTGAGGGCTTCCGCTGCACGTGGGGACTGTCCAAATTCAATCATAGCCTTGGCTGTTTCCAATTTTAGGAAACTAGAAATATTGGCTTTCAAACAAATTTGAAATAAGAAATCTTCTAGTTTTTTAATACCCGACAGTTGGTACATTCCGTTAAGACGACTAACTAGTTCTACGGCATCATTTTCCTTAAGTTTGTAGAACTCCTCTAGGGCTTTAATACGTAAGTCAATAGATACGGATAAATCTGTGACAGTTTCTTCTAGTTTGTCATAGTCTATCTCTTGGGTTTCTATTATATCTTCAGTTAAAAAATCAATGGAAGTAGTCATTTATTTGTTATTACAAATAAATGTTTTAGATAGGATATTTTTTAGTGTGTTGACTTCCACAACCACAAGTTGATTTCTGATTAATTGGTTTGCTACAATGGCATTCTGAACCTGTTATATTCTGATGATTTGGAATATTATAGTTAGGTGTAAATGATTGGTTTTGTGCATACGACTTATTTGTGTAAGCTTCATGAGATTCGGGACCCGGCCAATAATATTTTCCTGGAGGAAGTTGTGACATTTTAATATAATAACAGATTCTTTATAATTAGAATTAATTATCTCATAACATAACTGTTACATTCAATCACCATCCTGTGCATTAACATCACCTAATTTAGGGAATACACTCCAATCTACCTCTTCCTTATGACCTCCACGATAGGACACTCCCCATTTATCTTTCATATAAGTATTAACCGACTCCCCTTCAAAACTGAGTTCCAAAAGAAGACGCCCATATTTATCAAAACCATCATTCTTAGTTACAGTTACCATTTTATTCAATATTTTCCCAGCAATATCCTTTTGGGCTTCGTGGGCACAATCTTTTTCAGTTTGATTCTTAGAACGCATTTCTGCAGTATCGTATCCCAACATTCTTACAGAAAAACGAACTAACTCGTCATTGTATATAGTAGCGATAGTTACAGTATCCCCATCATAACATTTTACGATCTTTCCTGTCGTAAATTGGGGAACGAATACTTTACATGTTTTATATGTCGCACTTTCTAGTCGTGGATCTGTCATTTTAATTATAATTATTGTGTTCTTAATTAGAATTAATTTTTTATTTGAATATAGATAAAGTATTATGATGTTGCTAAATTGTTTAATTGTATCGGTAGTATTTACTGTATTATTTTTCTTAGTTCACATGCTAGCCATGTACATGGTTAAAGGTGAAGCGATGAACAATCATTATTATTTAGCCCTACAGGCCTTTGTAGCGGGTTTGTTATTCTGTGTAATGTGTAAATTAATTCCACAATTTAAAAAATGCTGTTGTAATATGTAATTAATAATTACTATTTTTTTTTAATGTTTACTAATTATAAATAATGACTACATTGGAAACTTTAGGAAAATGCGTTTGCGTCGGAATAGTTATCACTGTAATTTTTGCAATTATTTTTGCAATCATGACCATGTGCTGTGGTAAGAATGTCGCGAAATTCTCAATGTCTAAAACAGGATTGGCCCTACAAGTATATTTAGCTGGCTTCTTTTTCTGCCTCTTGTGCCGCTATGTGCCATATCTCGCCAAATGCTGCAGCAGTAAGTAAATTGGTAAAAACAAAATGATTTTAAATGATATCTATATTATTTAAAATAAAATGATATCTCAACTATTTGGAAAACCCAATATAAATGATTATGTTGAACTTCCTGGCAAAACTACCCTCTCAGATCTAGACGAGGATTCCAGCCAAGAGTCCGATAACGATGACTTCCTAGGTACAATGTTATTCGATAACGAAAAATTCAAAATATACACCACGGATCGAGACTTTGTTAACAATATCAGGATGTGGGCCTGTCAGAGGGATCTAAATCCAGAGCATGTACTAACACTTAGGGACTCCATAGTCTCTAGGGGCTATATGATCGGTACTTTCAAAGTTATAAGAAATAAACAATTTGAAACTAGATGTATTGACGGACAACATAGGATTGAAGCCATGAAACAAATAATGGAAAGAAATTCTAAGTTCAATTGTGATATTATTGTAGAAGTATATGACGTTGAAGAATTCGAATCAGAGGAAGCCACCAAACTCTTTGTAGACGCAAATTGCGTATTAAACATGATCGGCCTAGAACCCAACGCAATGATCCAAAGAATCATCAAGGAACTAAACAGGGAATACCCAGACATTATCATAGATGTTTTAGAGGGAAAAAGATGTAATAGACCCAGAATTAACAAAAGAACCCTAGTAACAAAATTAAGGGAATTAGTTATGAACTATGACGAAAGTATCATTATACACAGTATCAAAGATCTGAATAACCGAATGGGAATGTGGAATGCCGCCGTGAGGAACAAAAAATGCGGCAATAGCTCTAAGAATATACTCGATGCTGTAAAGGAAAGTGGGTGTTATATGGGGCTAATGAGGGACTGTACCTGGGTAAATGAATTACATTTAGAATGAATTATTGTTTTATATGGTTAAAACATATAAAACTTTATCAGTTTGATAGACAATCTTTAAAGGCTTCAATAGCCTCTTTTAAATCTTTTCCGGCTTCTGTAAAGTTTTGTGTACATGATTGCATATTTATGCAGTTTTCTGTTACATGATCTATTAGGTCTTCAGCTGTTTTTTGGATTTTTTGTAATTGACTTGGTATATTACTTATCTTTCCTCCCTGAATATCTACAATTATAGCGTTAAGGTCGATCATGACAGTAGCTTGAAAAGAGCCTATAGTATTTTTTATATCGCAATCATCATCATCTTCCGTCAGACCCTCTATACAGTCTTTAATAACTTCTATACTATTTAGCATTGTCATGAATGAATTAATAATTTTGTCAAAATCACAGGTAGGATAATTATTACCTAATACATATGTAAAATATGTCTTAATATTCTTAAAATCGGGGGTACCTTGTTGTAACTCAGATAAAATACCTTTACCTGCATCAGATATACCTTTTGGTGCACAATTTGCTTTCTTATCAAACATGTCGTTATTTATACATTCTGTGCAACTAGCGTCAGCGTCACTAGTACATGTATTTACTTGTTTACAAGCCTCTGGATATTTCATAAGTGTACACGCAGTACAATTACCATCTGTATTTTTGTATTCTTTTCCAGTAGAACACTTACTGTCAGTAGAATCATCATTTTGGAAGACTAAAAAATATACTAAAAAACCGACAATTGCTAAAAAAATAACAATAACAGCTAATAAAGTGGGTGTAGAAACCATTTTATATATTGATAATATATAAAATAATATATTTTTTATAGTTTTTGAGCAAGAACTCCATAAAGTAGTTCTAGGCGTTTGATAAGTATTTTTTGTAATTCAGGTATAGTATCATTTTCAACATGGTGTTTAAGATCTGGATCTAATTGTTGGATAAGTTCGTTTTCAATTGATCTCCTAATGACATACAGGGCATCTATTTTTCCAGCAGTGTTCATTAAATGTAGATTTTGAAGGGGTGTATTGAATTTTTTGAATGCTTCTGTTTTTTGGTTACATTGTAATATTATTTCCTGGTATTTAATTAGATCTAATTCTTCAAAAGAATCTGATGAAATATAGGTATGTTTTTCGCATAGACCTCTATGTTTAAGAAAGTCTGTATAGTCTTTTACGTTAATTGTAACTTTGGAATTTTTAAGGGATGGTTGAATAAGTAATTTACGTTGAGACATTTGCATATCGGAATCATGTTCTCTAATTTTAATGTATTCTGTTGTAAGAGGTTGTGAGTCGACTAGGATGGGTGATGATATTGAATTTCTGTTGAAAAAGAACCATTTAGTGAGTTGTATCTGGGTGTTATATTCTGGGAGGATGTTTAATAAGTTGTTAACTTTTATAATTTGTTCGGTGAGTTGACCAGATTCATAGAATTGGGATATGTAATTAGTATCTGTCAAATTTTCCACGTTCATTTAAATTTATGAATGTGTATATGGTATGTAAAATCATTTTTAAAATTATAGGGATTTATATTTTTAGAATATAAATGCTAATTATTTAAACTGTCGAAAGGTTATAGATATACGAAAATCTTTTATTTTTGTCCTTATGGGAACACTATGTTTGTGTGTTTTTTGGCAATCGCCGCCCATAACTAGAACTGAATTGTTATGGAGGGAATATGTGATGGATTCCTTAGTGAGTTTATTTTTAAGGATAAAATCTCTGGGAACTCCAAGGGATACGGTGGCTATGGGGGAACCAGGTACTAGATCTTTTTCTTCGTCAGAGTGTGGTCCGATGTAGTCATTACCATTTCTATACCAATTAATAAGTAGCATATTAAATTGCGAATTAAGGGTCATATTTAGATAGTGTAATAGTTTGTAGAATACTGGGTCTATGGGTAGGCAATTTACTGTAGCGCCACTAAAGGTATATGGATGACCTTGGGCCTGTACTAGACGTGGTAATTTAACATTCTTTCCGTAAATATTAATTTTGTGTTGATGGGTAGGTCTTAGAGACCATATATGGTCGATATCTTTTTGTGATAATTCTATATTTTCGGGTAGTTGAAAATAGAATAGAATGGGTTCTGACATTTGAGATGTATTAATTGGTTGTAGAATAATAAATCAATTTTAGAATCTGAGGTTATTCATTTTCTTTGTCTTCAGGGGGTTTACATAATAGTTTAGAATAGATTAGGAATATTATGAAGGGTATAATTGAAATTAGTAAACCTATTAGGAATGTTCTGGTGCGATTATTTTTATGAAATATAGTTATGAATATAGTTATAATGAATAATAATATAGATAGTAGTATAGAACCGATCCCGTATATTTCTGCTGATATAAAAATACATCCAGGATTGCATTTATTTTTTTTGAGGTTACAATCAATAGTCATTTATTAATAATTTTTAATTTAAAATTGAAAAAGTGGTAATATTATTTGTAAAAATTGTAGAGATGTCTGAGCAAGATAGTAGGGAAATAGGATCTATTTCTTTTGGAATATATTCACCGGAAGAGATTCTGGCGATGTCAGTATGCAAAGTGCATATAGCAAAGAAGTCTGGATATGGTACTGTGTATGATGAGAGAATGGGAACGACAGATTCTACTAAATTATGTGAGACGTGTAATCAGACAGCGGAGTTTTGTCCGGGTCATTTTGGTCATATTGAGTTGAATGAGCCGATAGTTCATCCGTTGTTTTACAAGAGGGTGTTGACGTTTTTGAATTGTTTTTGTTCTGAATGTAATAGGTTATTATTGACTCGTGATCAGATATATTTGGAGGGATTGAATCGGTATAAGGGAGAGCGTCGATTTGACAAGATCCAGGAGAAGATAAAGAAGGTAGATATTTGTTGTCATAGTGATTGTTCATGTGAACATCCTAAGTATAAGTTTTGTACGGCGGACAGTTCATTTTGTAAGATATATGAGGGTCGTGATAAGGTGAAGACGAGTATAACGATTAATACGGAGGAGGTGAAGAAGATATTTGATAATATATCTAACGAGGAGGTTGAGTTGTTGGGTATTAATGCTGAATTGGCTCATCCGCGTAATTATATATTGACGGTGATACCTGTTTTGCCTACGTGTGCACGTCCTTTTGTGAAAGCGGATAATAATTTATGTGATGACGATTTGACGAATCAATATGCGGAGATAATAAAGGTAAATAATCATTTGGATTTGAGTAATGCAGAGAATAGTAAGGATATGAGCGAAACAAAGCGCCAGAAGGGCCTGGCAAGTCTTCGTTTCCGTGTATTAACGACTTTTAATAATGGTCAGGGTAAGGCCAAACATTCTACTAATGGTCGAGCTATTAAGGGTATCAAGGAAAGATTAGCTGGTAAAGATGGCCAGATACGTAACAACATGATGGGCAAGCGCTGTGTCAAATTCGACATAATGATATGGGAATGGAATGGTGACATGAAACGCGCAGAAGAAGTAGTAGTTGGCGATGTTCTTATTGGAGATGACGGTCTTCCTCGTACAGTAGTTGATACAGTAGAAGGTAAAAGTCTTCTATATAAAATAAAACAGTCCTCTGGAGAAGATTATACTGTTAATGATGAACATATTTTATCGTTAAAATTTTGTGGTCATGCAGGGATTCACTGGAGACCTACTCAGAGTAAACATGGTGGATGGTATATGAACTGGTATGATCGGGATAGTAAAAATGTTAAGAGTATTAAGGTATCTGTAGAACCGCCATTGACAAAGGAAGATGCAAAAAATCAACTTAGTGAATTTATACAAGAAAATAATTTGGAGTCGCAAAAAATGTCTTGGAATCCAAAACGTAAAAATGCTGGGACTTGGAGAATTAATTGGACAGATGAAGATGGTAAGAAGAAATCCAAAGAAATAGCAGTTGTTATTGGCAAGACAAAAGAACAAGCATATGAGGAGATTTCTAATTTCCGTGATACTATTAATGCAGATCCCATTATAGATATTCATATTAAAGATTATATAAATTTACCGTCTACAGTGAAAAGATTAATGTTAGGTGTTAAACTGAGCACTCCTATTCAGTGGCCTAAAAAAGATGTTATACTAGATCCACGAATTCTAGGAATGTGGTTAGGAGATGGTTCAGCAAAAGAAAGTAGATTTACAAATCCTGACAAAGAATTAATTGAATATTTCAAAGAATGGACAGAAAAGCAAGGTGGAAAATTTTCTACTTATGCTGATAATTTACATCACGGTATTTCTAAATGTGGGTTTAGAGATTTCCTACGTCATTATGATTTGTATGGTAATAAGCATATTCCAGAGGATTATATAGTCAATGATGCCCAAACTAGGCTGGAAGTGTTGGCAGGGCTGATTGATACAGATGGATCTGTTGAACAGGGGGGAGTAACTGTTCGAATTACTCAATGTTTTGAGCATAAGGCTATTATTGATGGTGCTGAGCGTATAGCAAATTCTTTGGGGTTTAGGACGAGTGTGAATACGAAGAAGACTACGTGGACGAGTCAGGGGGAGAAGAAGAAAGGGGAGGCATTAATTTTGAGTATATCGGGTAATATTTCTGTGATTCCGACGTTGTTGGAGCGTAAGAAGTGTGTTGATTCGGCGAAGGATATGAGTGTGACAAAGATAGAGGTTGTGGAGGATGGTGTGGATAGATTTTGTGGGTTTGAGGTGGATGGTAATAATCGTTTTATTTTGGGTAGTGATGCGACGATAACGCATAATTGTAATCAGACGGGTCGTACGGTGATAGGTCCAGATCCTACGTTGAAGTTTGGTGAGTTGGGAGTACCGGATAAGATAGCTGATATTTTGTCGGTGCCTGTGATGGTAAATAAGTATAATTTGGAGTTGACACAGAAGTTGGTGAATGATGGTAGAGCTGATTTTGTGGTAAAACCTGATGGTAAGACTCGTATTAATTTGAAAAGATATAGGAAGGGTACGAGATTGATTGGTGGTGATGTAATTATTCGTGGTGATAGGGAGATAGAGGTGAAGACAGGTAGGGAGATGTTAGTTGAGGGTGATAGGGTTCGTAGGAATGGATCTTTTTTGGATAAGTTGTTATATGCGGAGAGAGATTATAAGATAGATATAGGTTGGATTGTTCATCGGAAATTGCAAGATGGTGATTTTTTGTTATTAAATCGTCAGCCTACGTTGCATAAGGCTAGTATGATGGCGATGCAGATAAAGAGGAAGGAGCATAAGACATTCACGATGAATTTGGCAATAACGAAGCCATTTAATGCTGACTTTAACATCGGAGTCAAACAGGAGGACTGAAAAGGTTGCTACCTCCTAGTGAGTAATTCCACACAGAATAATAATCTAAAAGATTGCGGATTTCAAAGAAAGCAGATTTCAATGAAAGATTGTAACAATTGCAGGGTACAAAAGGATGATAATGATTTTCGTCCAAAAAGAAGAATATGTAAAGATTGTGAAAGAGAACACGGCAGAGAATATCGTAAAAATAATCCTGATAAAAGTAAGGAATGGACTGATAAAAACAAGGAAAGAATGAAAGAACTTCAGTCCAATTGGTATAAATCCAACAAAAACCAAATTAACACTAAATTCCGAGAGAGATATCATAACGATAGTTCTGAATTCAAAAAAGTTAAGAACTATCGGACAGCCTTAAGCCATATGGTTAGTGGAAAACAAAAAACTAACAAATATGTAGGTTGTGATTCAAGACGTCTTAAGGATTGGTGTGAATATTGTTTAGAAGATAACATGACAATGGATACTTATCCAAATACTTGGGTAATAGACCATGTTATACCTTTACATTTTTCTGAACAATATGGTTTTGAGTTCCTTGCCAAGTGGTATAATATAATGCCTGTTCAAAATAAATACAATCTTGTTAAAAATAAGTATATTGTCCCTGAACAATTATTTAAACATATTGAGAAAGTGAAATCATATTTTGAAAACCGCAATCTTAGTTTAGATACAGAATATATGGAATTACTTGCGAGACTGCTTGATGCTGGAACCCCCTTAGAGCCCTAACTACCACCCAATTGTGGAAACATAATTGGGGAACACGGTTAATAGCCGTACCCAATGGTAATAATGTTAGGGATTGGGCAATCAGCAGGGTTACTACCTACGTCCGTTATGATAGGATATGGTAGGCTCTCAGAGACTGAACGGTAGTCGGTCGACTAAGAAGGATGATCAATCCTGAGTTGGCTTAAGATACAGTCCGTCCCCTAGGGAAACTTAGGTGGGTGTCACGCGATGGTGACGAGATGAATGTGCATGTGCCACAATCGTTGGAATCACAAGTTGAGTTGAAGATGATTTCAGCGGCTCAGTATAATATAATATCTGCGCAGAGTAGTAAACCAAATATAGCGATTGTGCAGGATTCGTTGTTGGGTGCGTACCGAATGACTTTGGGATTTCAGAAGATAACTAGGTCTGAGTTTTATGATATATCTGAGAAGTTGGAATTGAGGGAAAGTGTGTTGGATCGTATTGAGCATATAAATGATATTTATCGTAAGAAGGGAGTTCGTATGGATGCTTATTGCGGTAAGGGGTTGATATCGTTGTTTTTGCCGATAGATTTGATATATGAGAAGAAGAATGAGGTGAATGTTGATGAGCCGGTGGTGAAGATATATCGAGGGGTAATGTATGAGGGGGTATTGAATAAGGATATTTTGGGTTCTTCGCATAATTCGTTAATTCAGATAATAAATAAGGAGTATGGTCCGGAGACGGCGGCGCATTTTGTGGATTGTATTCAATTTGTGACGAATGCTTGGAATTTGGTGAAGATATTTAGTGTTGGGTTGGGTGATTGTTTAGTTACGAGTATTAAGAAGCAGGAGGAGATACAGGATGTGATAAAGAAATGTTATATAGAAGCGGAGGGTATTAAGAGTACTACGAGTCATGCGGGTATTCAAGAGATTCAGGTTAATGCAGCGTTGAGTAAGGCAAAGGACATAGGTCTTCGTATTGCTAAGGAGTCGTTGGATAAGGATAATAATTTTTTGTCTACGGTGATATCGGGTAGTAAGGGTGATTTTTTTAATATTGCTCAGATTACGGGGTTATTGGGTCAGCAAAATTTGAAGGGTCAGCGTGTTCCATTGTATTTGAATAATGGTAAACGTACGTTGCCACATTATCCTTTTGGGGAATTGAGTCCTGAGATGGAGCATGAGAGTAGGGGGTTTATAGCATCTTCGTTTATTAAGGGTTTAAATCCTAGGGAATTTTATATGCATGCTATGAGTGGTAGGGAGGGTATTAGTGATACGGCGATGGGTACGGCTACATCTGGGTATATGCAGCGTAGAATAATTAAGTTGACGGAAGATATAAAGATACAGTATGATGGTACGGTTAGGGATGTGACGGGTCAGATATACCAAATGAGTTATGGGGATGATGGTTTTGATTCTACTCATACTGTTAAGGTGAATGGGGGTCAGGAGATATGTGATGTGAGTCGTATAGTTAATAAATTGAATATGTTGCATGAGATTTCGGAGGAGGGTGGAAAGTAAGTTATGCAAGAATTGTATGAAACGTAAGAGTTAAAAATGATTTATATGGATATAAAACATATAAATCATAAATGGGAGCAGTACAGAGTGTATTTTATATACAAGGTAATCATTTGGATAAAAGTAAGCATTTTAAGTTGTTGGAGATGGTGAAGGGTAAGAATAGTAGGGTGATAGAGAATAAGACGACATATGGATTTGAAACAACAAAGATAAGTTTAAGTATTTTGCGAGAAAATAAGAGGGATGTGGATGAGATAATTAATAGTTTAGATAATAATGGATTTATTAGATTGTCTAGTACGGTTGGATTTGAACAATACAGAGAGTATAGAAAAGATACTGTAAGTATTATGGGTAGTCCGATAATAAGAGTGTGAAATTTTATTATACCGTGGTATAATAAAATGGTTGAGAAGTTGTATCAAAGAAATACGATGATAGCTTTAGCTGTGGGTATATTTTCGTGGTCTATGGGATGGTATGGTATGGTTTTGTTATCAGATGAGACTAATGCATATTTTCCTAAACCAACATATAATCAGTGTATAGGTTTGATTTTTACGATAATATTGGCAATAATTAGTTGGTTTAGGTTTATTTACACAGTTCGAGGACATAATTAATATAGTTTGTTAATTATAATTTAAATAGTTGTAAATTACAATTAAAATGTTAAAACTTTGTTACTTTAATGGTAGGGGTCTAGCTGAGACTTCTCGTTTAATTCTTGCTGTAGCAGATGCTAAGTATGAGGACTTTCGCTATCCCCTGGAGGTGATTGATTGGGCTACTTTTAATATGGTTAAGGATGAATTTAATAAGGATAAGGCTGATGGTAAGTTAGAAAAGTCAATGGGTAAGGTTCCTTTTTTGGTTGTGAAGGATAGTGATGATGGTGTTGAGACTACTTTGTGTCAGTCTAAGGCCATTGAGCGTTATTTGGCCCGTCGTTTTGGTTTTATGGGTGGTAATGATTTGGAGGCTGCGCAGATTGATTCTCTGTGTGAGTGTATTCGTGATTTTAAGGATGCGTACCAGTCGGTCCGTAAGATGGAGAACAAGGAGGAGGCTATGCAGAAGTGGTTTGGCGAGACTTTGGTGGGTAAGTTGAGTGATTTTGAGAAGTTGTTAGGGGATAGTGGTTATGCTATGGGTTCTTCGCTAACTCTAGCTGATTTTGTAATTTATTCTTTTCTTGTTGATTTTTTTGATGACAAGGAGGGTATTGCGTTTAGTATGAGGTCATGCCCAAAGTTACAGAAGTTGGTGGATGTGGTGAGTAGAGAACAGCCTGGTCTCAGAAGCTGGCGTGAGAATCGTCCGAATACTCCGTTTTAGGAGGTGATCCTATCCAGTTCGTAAACAGCCCGGTAGGTAAACATTATATTTTTGACAATATAATGTTTTAAGAAATAACTTAGTGTGATTCTATGAGTTCGTGGATGTAGTCTTGTCCCTTGTTGGCTTCGATGATTTCTTTGGCGATTTCTTTTAATCTGGCTTCCTTGAGTGGGAAGCGAGGGGCTTGGAAGCAAGAGATAGTTGATTCTGCGTCGGCAATAGAGAGAATAATTACTATTGATACGAGTATTGAGGCACTAATAGAGAAGTAGTAGGATATTGCGAATACGACGACTAGGGCGGATTCTAATATCCGGAGTAATTTGGTGGTTCTATTTCTGTATGTGTTGATGAAATTTACAGTATCACAACGCATTTCTTTTTCTATTTTGACAACTTCGCGGGATAGTTTGTCGATTTCATTGAAGTTATTGAGCATACCCTTGAGGCAAGCTTTACCCTTGTCCATACGTTCAATATCACCTTCAAATTCTTCGACTTGTGTTTCGAGTTCTGATATTTGTTTGGTGAGTCGTTTGTTGTCGGCTTGGAGGGTGTCGTTCATAAGTATGATATATTTTTCTTGGGGGCTGGCTCCGGAAAGGACCTTGTCCTTGTCAGAGTCGCGGTTGAGATATATGTTGATATTATCTTTGATAAGATCGTCAGACATGATTTTGATTTTTGATTGGGAAGGGGGTAAAAAATTTCAAATTTATTTTGCGAATTGATTAAAATTATAATTTTAAGAAATTGTGTGTTAAATAAAAGATATGGAAAATCCAATACGAGATGAATTACGAGCTAAACTACGTGCTAAGTTGTCTGAGAGTAGAATAAGTAGGTCTAGTAAGAAGCAGAAGGATCAGATATTGACTACAACTTTGAAAGACATGGGTATAGATAAAGCTAAGTTGACGGCTGATATGGAGGCAGTTAAAAAGGAGGGAGGGTTTACATTAAATTTATCAAAATAAAATCTGTATATAATAAATGCCAAATCGTTCTGATTATAAATTGAATAGAGAATTGAGAATTAGTGTAGTAGAACCATTTTTATTGGATTTGAAACGTGATAATATGGGTAGGGTAACGGGTTGTAATAATCCTAAAATGTGTGGATATTCACCGTCTTATAATGGTGGTTATGCAAATGTAGAGAATGAGATATGTCCGATACCGTTTTGTAGTATGTCGTTTCAGGTGGGTGAGGGGGGAGTAGATGGGTTGATGAAGGATATGGATCTTGATGAGAGTAGTATGATTAGGGTAGATTCACATGGATGAATAGGTAGTCTAGATACCATTGTTTGTTGCTGATATAAACTGGGTTAATTTGTATGTGGTCTGAGATTTCTGCATATGCTTGTGAACGTATGTCTGGATAAGATAAAATGAGGCTAGAGAAAATGGTTATTTCTGAAGATATATTACCCATGGCTAAGAATCCGCATGATCCGCCCATATTTGTGTCGATATTATGTAGTTCTAGTAATAGTATATTACTTTGTTCGTTTTTTTCTTGTTCTATTTTAGAGACTCGTTTGATGGAACCAAGAATTTGTGATACTTCGTCTTTCTGTTCGTATATACCTGATATCCTGTCGGGTACATGGGTACCCTGGAATTTTAAACAAGCAAAATTATCAGTGTATAATTGAAAAAAACCATAGACTGGTATGGTATAAAATAATAGTAACAAATTTGTTAGGTTCATTTTTAATTATATGTATTATAATTAAAAATGTCAAAACGTTATAATTATAAAAAGATTAAGGATACTTATGGTGAAAGTAGTTGTGTGGAGAATTTTTTCGTGAGGTATGCTGTAGAGGGTGAGATGCAAATACCAGAAGAAGGTTTGAGGGCTGAAATGGCTAGGATTGGTCCAATTGAAGGGCCTGTAGAGCAACCTTCCTGTATAAATTCTCCTTATTATTTGGATTCTTTAGATATGGATTAGAATAGTATTATGTAAAATAATTATATTTCAATAAATAAATATGACAAGAGGAGAAAAATCTTTTATGAAGGATAAAATACCAGATATGGATATGTGTTTTTTACTATTAATTTGTTTTATAATAGTAGTGACAATAGCTATACTATGTATGAATGGTAAAAATAAGTCAGAATCATATGAATTAGATTGTAAAAAGAACTTTTGCAAGGCTACGCGTCCAGTACGTAGGAAAACGTGTCCTAATTTGGATCAATTACATAAGGAATATATAGATGGAACAAATACTGAGAATGTTACTTTTATTAAACAACCGATGCCGAAATGGGCTTGGGATAGACACTACAGTGGTGAATGTAAGGCTTGGTCTGAGGGAGTAGGTGATTATAATGCACGGGGGGCAGTTATGCCTGTTGTTGAATCATATGATGATAGTATTATTACTAGGGACCAACAAAAAAGAGCCGTTGCTAAAGGAGAATGTATGATGGCTACGGATAAAACTAATTGCGAGGGAAAGAAACCAGATAATACCAGTGGTTGTAAGTGGGATGACCAAATGAAGACATGTCACCCTGATTTTTGCCAACCTCCTTTTACAAGTTGTGCGTCTGGGTGTAATGATAGTCCAACATGTGTTGGGCCTAACTGTTGTCACGGAGATTGTTGTGTAAACGCACATGGTACAGGTGTGCGATTTTGTATGTGTCATCCTTAATTATAATATTGTCCAATCTATTCCAGGTATATTTCGGAATATATTAGATTCAAAAAAGGCTGGGAATTTACCACATGGTCTATTCGCAGCTAGGGGCATGGGGTGTGAGGTGCAGTGTAGGTTTTTAGAATTAATATAGGGTGTTAATTGATGTGCATTTTTACCCAAGAGGATCCAATGTATGTCTGGGTTGTGTCTTGAGATGAAGGTAATTAATTCTCTGGTAAAATTCCACCATAAAGATGAATGTGAGTCTGGTGTTCCAGATTGAACGGTTAGGGCGGTATTTAATAATAAGACACCCTGATTAGTCCAAGGTGTTAGATCTCCATTTTTATTGATTTGGAATCCTTCGTTTTCAAGTTCCTTATATATAGAACGTAGGGAAGGATTGATTGGATTGCCGTGTTTGACAGAAAATGCTAAACCGACGGCAGAACCATTATGATAGGGATCCATACCAATAATAACAGTTTTAATTTTATGGAGGGGTGTTAAATATAGGGCTTTGAATACTTGGTGGGGTGGTGGGTATATGATATTTGTTTGAGAATCTGTTTGTAGGGATTTTGATATTTCTTGGATTAGATAATGGTACCTTTTGAAGAATTTTTTGTATGATGATGGTGTGTTTCCCTCATTTAGAAACTGCAGTAATGTAAGATTGGACCAATCATAATATGTGTTTATTAAATTAATGTTTGAGGACATTTATAGATAAATATAAGGTTATAAATTAAAATCAAATTTATAAGTTAATTAAACGGCTACGACCATTGTTGAACGGGAATGTAGTAAAGTTCTGATATTTTTTTTGTCTTGTAGTATATGAACGGGTTTAGCTGGTTTATAAACTTTTAAAATATTGTTGACAAAATCTTTGTGTGTTGTATTAACAATATATAGTATAGTAAACTCTATACCTTCTGTAATTAGTGATTTAATAGTAACCATGAATTTAGCGAATTTCATTGCTTCTGTTAAGGGTGGGAACTCACCTTTAGTGAAATCAAAGTACAATACACCGGGTCTATTTGTTTCAATAGCTTGGGTAATTAATTCTTTAATTTCATTTAGGATACAATTATTAATTAAGTGAACTTCTGGATCTTCCCAACTATCTGAGGAAGTGAGTTTGAGGATTCTATCCTTTTCCCATAGGTCTCTGTTTAATACAATCATTTGATTTTATATATATTGATGTTTAAATAATATTAATCAAAATATTTTAAATATATATAAAAATACTTGTCATTACATACTATACTTAAGAGTAATTTTGGAATCTATCGATTACATAATACCAGTTGCGGTGGGAGATGGCAGCAAATTTTCAACTACATTTGCAGCCGTTCGTACTCCTGACCCTCATCCAGTCGCAGAGGTTTTTGTAAAAGTAGATTTTTTTGCTCCTCAGCCCGAGCGAGAACGTCTACCAAATCTTGAACTACGGGTGAAGCCCGAACCGGGTAATAAGTTACCTTTCATTGTAGTCAATTCGACATCCCCCTTCTTCTCTCCTGTTTTCGTTTTAGTCTTATTCGGACCAGTTGGTAATAATTGATGGTGATGAATGAAAGCCGCACCGCTACCAGTAACAAACATACCTGCACCTAGACCGATTATCCATTGGAGAGCAGCTTTCGAAGTGGTCAAGTCTGTGGTTGTACCATCCTTGGAGTCCTTACATAGGACAGTTGTATAGTTGAATAAAATTGCTCCGCAGGTAACAACAACTAGGCCCATAAAACCAGCAAGTGCAAGAGGTAGAGTACCTAATTTACCAAATTCGAACTCATCCGCAGGTCCTGAGTATCCATAATGATCTTCACCGGCGCACATGTAACAGCCCAAAGGTAATAGTACCATACCTAGAGCCATGAAGAGGATAATATCCAAACATATATTAGCAACTGCTTGTTTCTTTTTCAAATCTTCCGTGGTCAGTTTGTCGGTTGCTAAAGGAGTAGGATCTTTCGTAAGAAGGCAGGCTAATTGGTTATTATATTTAGCATATAAACTTAATGATAACAAGGCGATACCTAAAAGGAATACGCTCATATTTAGTACAGAGTTAAAGAAGCTCATTTTTTATTTAGGTTAATATTTTTTTTAAAAATATTAATCAAGTCTTTCTTCGATTTTGTCGTAACACTCTTCCATAATTTTAAGAAAATAGTAGTACATATCTTCCATGAATGTTGCAGTAAGTCCAGACATGATAACTTTGCCGCTGTGAAAGACGAGGAATGTGTTGTAACGAATTTCTGATAGTTTGGATTCCTTATCTTTATCAGATAGGGTGTTGAGGTAATCTTCATAAGTTTTCCATTCTTCATTCCAGGAATCATCTTGGTTATTGTAGGATAGTTTTTTAACGTCCATTAGACATATGTCTTTGTCTAGGGGTATTTTGATGTTTACCCCGGTGTATCCGAATGAAGTTTCTAATAGACAGTGGAATTTTTGTTGGGTGCTCATATACTGGTTAAGTTTTTCCCTGTCGACAAGGAAACCTAGAGAGAAGTCGATATTTCTCATGGAAGGTATGAATAGGCTTTCTAGGGTATCTCCGTGGGTAAAGTTATAAATATCGGTGTTGTCTTTCATATATTGCCATGTGTATTTAATGCATAATTCTGCGTGTTCGTGAGTTTTACAGCCGGTCATTTGGAATGTACCATTACGGCATATTTTAAAGTTGATGGGTTTATCAAGGATAATAACGATGGTGATTGAATTTCTGAACCATTTTTTCTTTTTACCTTGTTTAGTTTTCTTTTGTTTGAGTTCTACTCCCCTTAATTCTCCCTCATATTTTACTGTAATAATAGATCCAAACGGTATGTCTTGGTTTGGGTCTTTCTTTTCTTCTTTCTTTTTCCGTCCACGTTTTTTGGTAATTACAGTATAAGGAGTAATAGGTAAATATTCATACAATTCTTTAATTTGAATAGCTAAGTTAGTAGTGGCAGTGAATGTTTTAGTTGATACTTTGATATCATCAAAGTTAGAGAACTCAAGAACTTTAGGTATAGTGGTCATTTTACTAATTTTAAATAGTGATTTCTTTAAGTATCAATTTTAAAATTAATGTTTAAGAATAAATTTAGTATTAATGAATAAAATGGGATGGTACATATTTTTAGCTATTATAATAATAGTATTGGTAATTTTCTATTGTAATAGGTATTTTTCTCCAGATAGTAAATATATTCCGGTGAGTGGACCGGTACCATCTACTGTTAGTAAAACAAAACAGAACTTTAACGGTATTTGTATATTCGACATAGACGGTACCTTAACACCGCAGAGTCGAGAAGAGAATGAAATAGTGGTTGATTATGCTATTAAAAGGGGATATGCAGTTGGTATATCCACGGCTGGATCAATTTACAATCCAAACAATTTACTGAGTTATGAATGGATGCCTAGGAATTTACATAATTTTATGTCTAATATGAATTTTGTTACTTTTAATAATGTGGCTAGTGGTATTTTAGCTGGTAGGGATGGTAGGGAATACTACGACCAAATAGGTTCATCTCGGCATATAAACTGGGGGCATAAAAAGGGTTTATCATTACAGGTTACTGCAGATGTAATGGGTATAGATGATTATAGTAATGTGATAATGTTTGATAATGATCCCTTATTCCTAGAGGGTATGAGAGAACATAATGCCGATTACAAATTAATATGTGTAGGGGAACCGTGTGGTGGTGGAGCTCTAGATTTGGATAAATTAAAATACGCACTTTCAAACTGGGTATGAGCTTAAAATGGAATTTTGGTTTATAGAAAGGAGAACAAAAATAAGTAATGATTTTGGAATCTAATGATGATAGGGAATGGATTCTTCTAAGTGATTCGGAAGATGAAGAAGAACCTGATTATTATTCTATTCTCTGTGTTGATATTGGTGTTAAACATTTGGGATTAGCGGCAATGATTTCTGAAAAGGGAACGTATGAATTTAGGGAGGTTGTGGGAGTAGATCTAATGGATATTACTACCTTTCCACATCATGGAGATTCAGAAAAATGTTGTTTAAGCCATACTAAGACATTTGCAGATTGGATGGAACATATTTTTGTATATTATGATATAATATTCAGTAAAGTTGATAAAATCCTTATAGAACGTCAACCCCCTGGAGGATTTGTAGTAGTAGAACAACTCATTTATTCTCGTTATAGAGATAAATGTGAACTAATCGCTCCCAACTCTGTACATAAGTTCTTCAAAATAGGTATGTATGACTATGATGAAAGAAAAGAGAAAGTAGAAGAAATAGCTAGGAAAAAGATTAATAATCCATCTGTTCTTGTGGAGTTTGAGTCGTTTGAGAGAAAACATGATATGGCAGATGCGATTTGTTTTGGTATTTTTTGGCTTTCTAAACGTAATCAAGAGTATCTAGAAGAGGAGAATATAAAGAGACTAAAGCGTATGGCCATATCGACTGGTGGAAGAGTTCCAGTGGGAATGGATTTCGGAGAATGGTTGAAACAGTTTGAGTATAGACCAAATAAAAGAAATAGAATTATTAAATGAGTTCGATTTGTTATTTAATATATTTTAATCAAGTTTGAGATATTAAATAAACTAGTTACTTGTCTGGATCCATTTGGCATTTTAACATATATGTGTTGTAAAACGCAGTACTATTGTCTAAATAACCAGTATCCCATTTATCACAGCTTTTTACTCCATAACAATTGTATGATTTATTATTAGGATCAGGGGGTATTGTTTTGCCGCTTGCTGTGGTGGGGTTGTTACAACAAGAACCATCTACACCACACACACTGTCGCCCCTTAATGATCCGGAACGACATTGATCCGAATGAGTTAATTTTTGTTCGTGAAATACGTAAGTATTTTTAGGTAGGGAATATGATGTGTTGGTATCAGTTTGTTTATAATATTTATCTATATTTTGGCAAAAGTCATTGGGATTTTTCCAATCACTTTTAGTATTATGACCACCGTAATATATACTAAGTGCTACATTATGGTCGTCATAACATTTCCCATCGCTGTCACAATATAAAGTATCTGGGATACTACAGTTTGAATTGTCAACAGCTGTTAATCCAGTGCAATAATTTTTAAGGTTTTTATCAGGATCAGTGCAAGTTTGTCTGTTCCACTTACATTTTTTACAACCATCTCGGTGAGTTTCACTACGGCTACCTACCCAACCGATGTCATCATACACGGCGTATTCGCCAGTATAACATTTTAATGCACATACCCCTTTTTCGTTATCACAACCATAAGGTGGTGTACAATCTGTTTGGTCTTTACATACATCAGTGGTCATTTTGTAGGCACCTTTTGGATTAGGGGTTCCACAATCATCACCGGTCCATTCTGGACTGCATAGACATGTAGCATCCGCAATAATACAATGACCGTGTCCTTTTTCATAATAACAATTATTTTTGCAATTAGTTCCTTCTAGTTGTATCATTTTTATATTAAGATATTTTAATATAAGAATATGAAAATATTTTTTAAACAATGATAGATATCAAGAGTTTAGAAGAACATTATCAACTGTTACTTAGTATGCAGAATAACTTATGTAGTGAAATAATACATCAAATATTTGTATTAAATCCGTATCATTTTGATAAGAAATGGAGGGATGCAAATTATAATATATTTTATTTTTTGGCTAGTTTAGATGATTATCATAGGATTTTGGTATTTAATTGGGGTAAAACTTTGAGTAATTAAGATAGGTTTGATTGTTTAATTTGAATGTTTGCCATTATTACAATAGAGCTAAAAAATAGTATTAGTGGTAAATTTTCTCCCAATTGAAATATTAAATCTAATAAATTCCTATTAAATTGAGTTTTCTGATAAAAATCATATAATTTTTGTCCCTTTTTACCATTATCTACTGTGTTTTCTACTATTAGTGTCGATACAAGTACTATAATCATAACTATAATGAGTATTGTTAGTTTAGTGCTCGCGCTACGATGACCAGATCGGAAAAGTTGCATAGCCATGGAAATCATTAAAATAGTCATGCTTGTAAAAATAAGTATGGCGAAACATAAGTGAATAGTGTGAGAAGAATGGGTTTCATTAAATGGACCATTACCAAATGGTACATTTAATATACCAATTATACCGGATAAAATTAGTAATAGTAAAACAATATTAAATATTAGTGATTTATTTGAAATTACATCTTTTTGCTTCAAAATGTAATATATAATAATACTACTAATAATTGATATTCCAATTGTAACTATTGTGCTTATCCAAGTTGCTTTTCCCTTGGTTTGTGTTTTACAACCTGCAGTAACTTTATTAGGTCCCCAATCTTTCCATCCTAATACTGGACAATTTATCGCTCTTAAGGCTCTAGATAAAAATATATTACGAGGTTTGCTAGTTTTGCATGTTCCATCTGTGTAATCACATGTAGTAAAGAAAGTCAAGTATCCATCTTGTGATTTAACGTTTCCATATGCCATTATTAACCACAAAATACCACCGATAAAAGTTATTATACTTAATATTAACCTAGTTATCATTTATCTAGGGAAAAGAATTTAATTGAATTCTTGACAAAGTTCTGAACAATAGAAGCAATGGTCCATGTCTTGGATAGCATATATTTTGAGTATTTCTTTTCCACATGTTTTGCAGAATACTTTTTTGGCGCATGATGGGAAAATATACTCAATACATTTTTGTAATTGTTTTTGTATAGTCATTTAGTATATACAAAAACTTTTTATATCATGATGTAATAAATGGATTTAATACAACTTTGTATGAGAGTACTCGGTTTTGCTGTTACTTTCTATCTATTGTTAGAATTTTGTATTGTATGTGATGTTACTACATGGAAAGCGATAGCAACCGTTTTAGGTACTATGATAGTAGTAGGTATATTTTTTGTAGTTACTAGGAGATATGAAACTACCATGTGTCCCACATGTAAACAATTAGTTCCTCCAAAATTAGCTAAAAATTCTAAGATGTCGGTTTTGGCAAATATTCTTTAATATCTAGATTTTTAACAGTTCCCCCATGTTCCTGATATACTTTTCTGCGTGTATTAAAATGTTTGATTAATATGTTGTTATTGTCGACAATATCAAATATAATGGGTTCGGTGTCTTTGGTACGAAAGACCCGGCCTAAATATTGTACGAAATATTCTTCCACATCCGTAGCTAACAACAAAGCATCAAGTTTAGCATGATCAAATCCTACACCTACTTTTTGACAGGTACCAACTAGGATTCTAGCATCTTTGTCAAATTCTTGGTTTGAGCCGATAAGATCAGTTACACTTTCGCCTTGTTTTGCAAGTTCATCAACTATATATTTTCCTTGTTCAACTCGTTTAACTAAAACTAAGAAATTTCTGGTGCTATAATCTTTAATTAAATTAATAATCAAATCATTACGATCTTGATTATTTGCTTGGGCATCCAAGATCGCTCCCCAATTAACCCGTCCCTGTACAGTTCTTTCTATTGGGGGTCTAAACCCAGTATCGATACGATATGCAGTGTGTTGTCTATATAATTTACGTATAATTTTGTGTTGTCCAAAATATAGTGTGAGTAGAATGTCTAATCCATCGGGACGGTAGGGGGTTGCAGTTAAACCGATCAAATATCTGGGGAAAACATATTGTAGGGATTTAGAAAGTGTTTCTGCCATTATCATATGGGCCTCGTCAACAATTACAGTCCCCACACTTTTGAAAAAGTATTTAGGCATCTTTTCCACGTTCTGTGCGTTCATAATGTAGAAATGAATACCTTCTTCGTTTTTTGTTTTGGCGGTTGGTTTTTTGATAATAGCTCGGGGGCAGAATTTGCGTATACTTTCTTCCCATTGTTTAATAAGTACTATTTTATTAACTATAATAAGGGTTGGGAAATTGATTGAAGTTGCGAGGTTAATTGCGCCAATAGTTTTGCCAAATCCTGGAAAGGCGCTAACTATAACAGATCCCTTGCTTGAGAGGATTTGGAGGGCTTCTTTTCTAACGACTTGTTGTTCTTCTCGTAGTTTACCCTCGAAAGATAGGTTGATGGAGGGGAAATCTTCTCTTTTGGGACGTTGAATTTTGAGAGCAGATCCGAAAGAGAATGGTAATTTGATATCTTGGTTTTCTATAGTATAGGGGTATATATATCGGGGTGGGCCGGAACCGAATTTATTTTCGATTTTAATTTCTAGGTATTTGGCAATTTTATCTTTGGACTCTTGGGAGAGTTCTTCTAGATTTGTTTTCAGGGACATGTTTTAATTTAGAATATAGAGTCTTAAATTAAAAGCAATTTTATTAATGTTGTAAATGAATGTTGTAAATTAATTTTAAAATGTATTTAAATAGTGACTAATTGTTTAAAGAATTGTTACTAAGATTGAAATAAGATGAATGAGAACGAGGAACAGCTAATTCCATTTTTACGAAACCTAGCAAATGCTATAGAATCTAAGGAGTTACAACCCAAACAGTTACAAACTATAGGAGAATTTTTTATGTCGTATCAGTTCCAGGAACAAGCAGTACGTGATTTAGATGAGAGTGGAATAGAACATGAACCTCGTTTTAGTCAAGCTGAATTAATCAAGTTTTTATCTATGGGATGGTATATATATCAGGTGTTATTGAATCAAGAAACATTACCAGATAATTTTTAAATATATTTGAATTATATAAATGACACTAACACAACATCAAATACAAGAAAGAATATATAAAAGTCAACCCCAAATTGTGTCCACAACTGTTAGAAATAGAGGTTTAGATAATTTAAGTTCAAATGTTAAATCGGGTACAAAAAAGACTACGTTAGTTGCCATAGCACCTCTGAATGCTTTGCCTACTAATATGCGTACTACAAAACCGATGAAAGTGAGTAGCGCGGCATTGTCGGACTTAAGTACTAGGTCTTTACCCGAGAAATTTAGTTGGCATAAGGTAAAAGGATATAGGGGAGAGCAATTAACAAAACCACAAAATCAGGGTATGTGTGGTTGTTGTTGGGCTATGGCTAGTGCTACAGTAATAAGTGATAATTTTGTGACTGCACAAATATTACAAAATAATCCTAATTTATCTACAACGTGGTGTCTATCGTGTATGCAAAATCCCGAGACGATGTTAGGTTGTAATGGGGGTAATCCCGCGACATTAATGAATGCAATTCAGAAGAAGGGTATTTCTACAAAAAGTTGTACTAATTGGGATGGGTGGTGTGGTAATGACCCGAATTGTACTCCAATTACTGATGAACAAAAAACTACTGCTAGACAACTAGTGGCAAGTGGTACGGTTAATTTTAATAAGAATATACCACCGTGTAATTGTGCAGATGATAATTCTGATTATTACTTGTTAAATATTAAAGATGCTCAAAATTATTGGATTGGGGAAAATGATAAAAATCCGTCGCCAGAGGATTTTAGATCAACTATAAAATCACATATATATGATCATGGTCCGGTAGTTACGGTATTTGCGGTTTATAAGAACTTTGTAGAGGGTCTCTGGGCCCACACGAGTCACGGAGTTTATTTAGAAAATTATAATTACACTAAAGACAATACTGATAGTACAGTTGCTACTTTTGTAGACCCAAGTGACGAAAATTCTCCAGTTAGTATAGCTAATTTTGGTGGGGGTCATGCTGTTAGTATAATAGGGTGGGGAATAACTAATGAAAAAATAAAATATGATCCCAACGAAGATCCGGATTTCATACCCTATTGGGTTACAAGAAATACATGGACCGAAGATTGGGGAGAAGGCGGATATTTTAAAATGGCAATGTACCCCTATAACAAGGCGTCTCAGTTTGACAAACCAGTATCACTTAAAGACGCTAGTGGTAACGTTGTTTTTGAAGATAGTCTTTACGGAGGTATAACACTAATAACATTAAATAGTACCATACCAACACCTACTAAGATAAATAATTCGTCAAATAATAGTACAATGCAAGTGCAACAAACTAGTCCCTCTGGTAGTAATGAAGTGCCTTTAGTACCCGTAACGAAGAAAGAGGAAAGACCTGTTCAAATAGGGGATGATGATAATTATACACCAACGACAACGAGTAAAATATCTTTTAAAAAGATTTTGATAGGATTATCTATAGTAGTGGGTGTTGGATTGTTAGTATTTTTGGGAATTTATTTATGGAAAAAATATACTCGATTGCCCGAAAGACAACCAAAAGTTAATATTTTTAGGAAAGATAATAATAGTGGAAAAGAAACTAAGGTTGGAACAGTTAAAACCCTACAAGAGGTGATTTTACCGACAGCTGTTGTTTCTCCAAGCACAGTTACATATGATCCACTTACGGGAGTAAGTAATACATTAGGGGCGAAATTATATTACTGAATATATTATAACTTTGGTAAGTTATAAAATATAATATATTAATTTATCTCATTCTCTGGATGGGACGGGCCATTCCAGCATTTCTCATATGTCTGAAACCCTCATAACCATTCGCCATCATAGCCGCATTACGAGCTTGCTGAGCCTCCTGGGCCATGGCAGCTTTGTATGAAGTACGCTGGGGAAGATTTGCCACGTGGCAAGTGGTACGATGACCCATAGCGTGGGTCTGTTGTCCGAATTGTCCGGTAATATTAGGGAGTAAGGCGTTCTGTTGGGTACGGGCCTTGGAATTAACATATCCCTCTGATGTGGCTGATTGATTTGGTGCTGGGGCCATAGCAATACCGTTGGCATTAAGCGTGACATACTCCATATATTGTGGTCTTGAAACATTATTTTCAACCACTACACGATCAGTGGCGTAGGCGCATCCTGCGGTTTTGGTCATGAAAGAATCGGGCGCGACTGGGCGCCCGGCAGTATCAAAACCATTCCACATGGGACACATCATCTCTGCTGGATTAAGAAATCTATCGGATTCGACTTTGTTAGCCCAAGCCGTATCTACTTTACATGTTCTAATTGCTGATTCTAGGGAAATTGCTCCTGCTGACATTTTATTAGTAGGCAAGAGAAAGATAATAAAAAAATTTTTAATTTCTATAAATACTAGTTTTTATAGTATTATTTAATAATCCACATTGTAACATGACCCTTTATTAAATCTTCCTCTATCAGAGTTTTATTATATTTATTGCTTACGTAATCAATTAAATTAACCACATTACGTATATAATCATGTACATAAGGCTCTCCAGTTTCCATCATAAAACTAGGAACATATTCTGTAGCTATATCTACAATAACTATCAAACCCGTATCGATTGTTACCCTGTTCATTTCTTCTAAAATTAGTTCTATACCATGTAACGGTGTCTCATGGAACATATACATCGAAACACTAATATCAAAACTATTATTCGCCATAGTTAAAAAATGCGCTTGATCTTGTATATAATATGGTTTACCAATAAATCCATTCACCCGTTCCCGTGCAACCTCTAACATTACTTCGGAAGTATCAACACCTAAAACTTTTGCATTTGGAAAATAACTGTATAAAGCCTGTGTTGATGTTCCCGTACCGCATCCCAAATCAATTATATAATTAGCATTCGGATACATTCTACTAATCTTTTTAGCAGCACAACTTCGAACATCTTTCCCATCATAAGCCTTATTATCAATTAACATCGTCGCGTAAGGTGCTAAACGTGAATGTATCCATCCTCCTAGACCAATATTGCCAAAATTATGTATTCGTGGGTCATACCACCACTCTTTGTATTCCTGTTTTTTCATATTATTTAATAAAAAAGTCTTAATATTACTAAAAAATCCACATACACATGGTAATAAAAAATAAATGACTTTCATTTATTTTATAAAATAAGATTTATCAAAAAAATCAATTTCTATTTTATTCTTCCTATTCAGGTTTTAACACACAATGTCTCTGAAAAGTATCGGGCCATAACCAATGTGTTATTTTATGATATTCAGAACCACTTGGTGGATCCTGATAACGATTTTGCCCAATATAATCATTTGCTGTACCACAAAACCCAAGACCTTGTCTACAACTTATACCATCTGTTGGATACTTCCAGTTATCAGGATTAGGATTTCTGTTACTTCTATCAGGGGGATATCCTTCGTTTCGTCCTGTGAGTGCATTATCGCAAGTAAGAAGACTACTTTTTGCTGATGATGATAGCCAACTATCACTGTATCTATTATTGGGACCCCAACAATAGCTATCGTGACACCATACTTCATTTGGTAGACAATAAGATGTATCTTCTTCTGTATTACCACTACATCGTCCCTTGTACGTTGTATTAGGTGGACATTCTCCTGGTAATATACACGTATTTATGTAAGGAATATCACCAGAATGTTTTCTCCATCCATGTCCTGGAGCAATACATTCACCCTGTACAAGAAGATGGTCTAAGCCACATCTACTAGGTGGTGGTGGCGGAGGTGGAGGCGGTGGTGGTGGCGGAGGTGGTGGCGGAGGTGGTGGTGGTGGTGGAGGTGGTGGTGGAGGTGGTGGTGGAGGAGCTGGTGGAGTTGGAGAATTATCTATGCATGTTTTAATATCGCAACAAGCATTACAATCACTATGTTCGCTCCAAAACTCAGTATGAGAATTACAGCCTTCTGCGCCAGAATAACAAATATAGGGATTTATTTGAGCGTTACATTTTGGGTTCGAAGGATCAGATACATATTCTTGACATGCACTAGGAGGACATTGTTTATCACAATTTCCTCCTCCAAGATTATTTTGAGATATGAATGTACTTTTAAGGGCTTTATTTTGTTTATATTTATATGATATATTACTTTTAGCTCGCAAACTCATTTTATTAAATATAATATAATCTTGTTTAAAAATTTAATTTTAAAGTGTAAATGACGTATCAGAATCCGCCGGATCATGAAAATATTATGAATCAACTTAAAAATGTTAAGACGATTGGGGAAGTAAAAAATTTAGTAGATGAAATTTTTCCAACGTGGTTTGTGACTGTCTTGAGTGGATATTCATCTGATTATCCACATTTAACGAATAACTGGAAGAAAACGTGTGAAGAAATGGGTGTGGCTCCGGCACAAGTTATGATAGTGGATGACTTTGATTTTGGGGCTGATTATAGTTTAGTAGGTCATTTTGCAGAGTGTTTTACACGTGCAGGGTTTTCTGTTAGAACTAAATCTCAATTTATACCATGTGAAAAAGAAGGAACTGCTATTCCTGCCGAAATTTTATATGATTTATTAAAGGACAAGGATGGTGTAACTGTCCCGGAGGTCTGGAAACCATACACACAGGGTAATAACTAAATAACTTTTAAAACTTATATAGTTTTAAAATCTAATCGTCCCATCTAAATTCATCCAAAAACTTAGGAGTAACATAAAGATAATTAGTACCTTGAAGATATGGTTCTGAAAATCCAGCATCGGCTAATCTTTTATGTACCATAGCTCTAAAACGGTGTTTAGCACATACCGAGTCACATAAAATCCTATATTTTCTCCACATATCATTATAAAATTCATCATTATTACTATCAATCTCTCCATTCCATACTGTATAAGCATATGCTATATCTGCAGGTGTAGATGGTTCTTTATCTATATTAGATATGTAGGGGGTCACAAAATGCGCAAATAAGCCATTTGGTACAGAAAATACATTATATCGTGTCTGAGGGTTAAGTGATGTACTGCATAAAGCAGTATCACGACCCATCCATTTTCTACCTTGATAAATTGGTCTACCCTCTTGGAATTGACGGTAATCTATAAAAAGACCTTGGGGATCTGGAGCTGTTAATGCAGTTCTTACTTCTTCTAAATTATTTTTCATATATGAATTTATTTGATTTATTATCTGGTTTACTACTGGTATTATAAAAGTAAATTCTAAATATTCATTATTTTCTTTATCAGTTCTGATAGCCATCGTACGTAAACTACGTTGAGGATTTGAAACTTCCATATTACCAAGAACTAATTTACCACCCGTTTTCGCTTCATATTTAGGAACCCCATTATCGATTAAATCTAACCTCACCGTATTAATCAAAGTATCACCCCAGTATTCACCCCCACCAATTGGTTGTCCAGAAACATCCCTTATAATAACTTTATACTTTCTCGGACGATTAACTGGGTTTGGACATATTCCTGTTGGACCATAACCTACGAGTTCACGAGAACGGAGTTCTCTTAATTCCTTAATTTGTCTATTCTTAGGACTATCCTTGGGCCTCCAAACTTGTTTTCTAGGAGTACCAAGCATCATTTTAGATTTCTTTTTGTATGATTTTTTGGGATTATTGTACTTACAATCACAGCTGTATTTATAAGTTTTCTTTTTTCCGTATTTATAATCACACTCACATTCATAATTTTCATCTTTGCAAGCCTTGCGACGTGATTTTTTAGTAGATTTACGACGTGATTTGGTTCTTTTGGGGGATTTCTGAGTACTTTTAGAGCGTTTACGAAGCGGTCTCTTGGATTTTTTACGTTGTACTTTAACAGATTTTCTACGTGATACTTTTCGTGAAGTTCTTCTTGGCATTTATTATAATTCGGGATTTTTGTTTTAATTATTATATAAATCATAAATATATGTCCCCCTAGCCATGGGATGTAAGTTATTTATGGAATCCAATTCACCAGGATGGGGTTTGAAAAAGTCACATGTTTCATTTATGTTATTGATAACTAAAATGGTGGTATTTTCATTATAATAGTAATCGTCAGGTAAATTAGCTTCTATAGCACCATATATTTGTTCTGTGGATTGTAGGGGTAATTTCCGGTATGTTTTTTCTTTTTCCTTCATTCTCTTATTAACCTTGTTGTATAGGAATCCCTCTATATTTTCTGCGAAGAGTAATAGGGAGCATATCATTTTTTCGTAATCAACGTCTTTTGGATTGCAAAATTTAGCAATTTCGTCTATTCTGGCTAGGACGCATGATTTGAATGTTTTGAGGGCGTCTGGTCTAGTGTCTCTTGAACGATAAGAGGGTCCTACCATTCTAGCTGCGTCTACAACACCTTTTAGGATATATAGATTGTAAAAATGAGATGAAATTTGATTTTCTATTTTGACCCATTCATTAAGGAAAATATTGAATGAGATTTTAATATTGGTGTATGGTTTTTCCTCTAGGGGTAGGATAATAAGGGATTGAAATAGATCGATACAATAATGTGGATAATCTGTTAATAATTCGGATTTTTCGGTGTATTTTTCTAGCATTTCAGTTATGAAGTCTGTTGCAGAGCATGCATCAGTGTTATAATTATCCCAACCACAATCCCAGTCAATTTCTAGGGGGTGAAATATATTACGTACAATACGACGTAATTTTTTAGCATTTTTAGTGTTACGTTTTTCCTTGATTTCTGCGGAGGTGGTAATGAGCAATAGTTTTGGGTCTGCAACCCAATCGAATCTATCACTCATGAAGCCGACGTGTGTGTGTGCCATGGTACTCCACATTGGTCCATCGTCCATGTCATTAATATAGGAGAAACCAAAATCAATTATAACTGGATAGTGTCCGAATGTTGGTATGGAAAATTGGTTTCCTTCGTCTAGAACATAAAGGCATACGAGATCCTTGTTACATTTACGCATCATGATATTGTTAGAGTGTAAATCATAATGTGAAAATTCTTTCTTTCTTTGTGCGATAATAATAGCCATTAGGACTTGTTTGAGAGTAGAGTACAAGACATTTTCTGGTATTTTTGCGTCATTGGCACGTATGTAGTTGTAAAATTTGTGGCTTTTATCTATATATTCAAGTAATAGTACATCTTTTTCAATAGTTGTATCCTTTGTGGTGTATTTAAAAGGGTTTTCATCTTTTTCTATTTTAGGGTTCATTTTACATTTAATGGTACCAAATACTTTGCAGAAGTTCGGGCAATAACTTGCTATGGTATTCAGACCTTTCATTATCGTATATTCATGTAATACAAGGTAATTAATGTATTGTGAAATTTTATAAACGTATTTGTTCTTATTGTCTTTTTTGTTAGTTAATTTCATTAATCCAACGACCCCTTGTTTTCCTGGTTTGTCAAATACAGTGTCAAATTTTAACCAATCTTCCCAATCCGTGTTTTTGTTTTCATTAAAGTATTCTAATAATTGATTGTACTCAGTAGCCTCATTTAGCGAAACAGTTGCCATCATTTATAAAGAAAAAATTAGACTTTAAGTATAAAATTAGAAATATAAATGGTGTATGGTAACAGTATACCTGTTGAGATTATAGAAAAGATATTGTATTATACGGGCCGTAAGTGTCATACATGTCAGTTAGTGCTTGATTTACGGTTTCAAATTAGGTATGGGAAGTACGATTATTGTTCCCATTTGTGTTTTATAGGAACTTGAGTATAGATGTAAAACGGAGTTACACAGAATGAGGAAATCGCAACGTATTAAAAAATACGAGAGTGCATATAAAAAGTGTGAGAAGTTAATAGAGGAGGCTTCATATTGTACTTTCGAGGATTTTTTAGCTAAAGAAAGTTCTAAGAGTAAGTATAAAGACATTCCTGTAAGGGAGAGTATTGAACTAATTAAGAAAAAGTGGGTTGAAAAGTATGGTAAGTAAAAATCTATTATTGATGTATTATAATAGATTTAATTATTACGGGGGAGGGGGAGGGGGGTTAATAAGACTACTTACAAGCTCAACTCCTCCAATAACACCAGCTGTTTTATCTGAACTTTGCTGTACTACGTGATTCATTGTATTAGAAATAATAATGATAATGAGCGCCATAACACTGAAGAAAATCCCCATGTAGATAGCAGGGGATTTTCTATAGGGGTAACACTTTTCACCGCAGTTATCTTTCCCTAGCTGCTCACATGTTTCGTCAGGATTTAAAAATGGATCAACACGTCCACATTTAACGTCGTCAGTTGAACTGTAAAAAAGACAATATCCAACTGTAATTAAACCACTGATTAATATTAGTGAAAATATAACAGTTACAATTGTATTCTGAACAGAGTGAACCGTTTTTGTCACTTGTCCAGCACCTTCAACAAAATCATTCATTTATTTTGTTTTAATACAATATAAATTACTATAATAATTTTTATTATAGTATAAATTTAAGTTTTTATTTTGGAGGAAGTGCTATACCTTCTGTTTCGTAATTAACAAGATCATCTTCAGTGATCAATAAGGCCTCACCATCCTCGATATCTTCCTCTAGGGTTCTAATCCTATAACCAGGCCACCTAGCCCCCCTGGGTTCACCCCAAAGTTTTTCGAAGTATTCTTTGACTTCGTTTTTAATGGGTAGAGTCATGTTAGCCCATCCCTCCCTGAACCATTCTTTGAATTGGGCGTATAATTCAGTTAGGGATAGTACGGAACCAGGATCTTCTGCGACACATTCTTCGATGAATTGTCTGTAAATATCGTTTTGACGTCTGTAGATGGCTGTGGCTTCTTTAACCTTGTCTGGTTCAATACGGACAGTAATTTTTTGTCTCCACTGGAGAAGATACCATGCGAAAGCCCCTACCATTTCTGGAATTTTTGAAGAGAAAGTTTTGTCCATGGGGAATCTTTTTTCGAACATTTGTTCCTCAAAAGTAACGGGGCAGGTTTGACCAGGTTCTACGAAGGTAGATTCGAACGGGATAACTCTGAGACGATTCCATGTAGCCTTGTCTGAATATTTTAGTTTTGGTAATTTATTGCAAATGAATGTTAGGGTGAACATGGGGAAAACTTCCCTGGTAGTTTTTCCGGTTTCAAAAAGATCCCTAGCCCAATAACTGTCACCTCCGGATAGTTTCTTTAGTTCTCCGATATTAAGTTGTTCATCTGCGTCGGGTTCCTCCATGGTGGCGTGTCTAATGGGTGGGGCGGCCCTAGCCAGTTCTGGATTAGCTGATCCGGTAGAAGTCTTTTTTCCGGTGAAATATTGTGTGTTGAATTTAATAGCTAGTTCACCGAGCATTTTTTCGAAGAAAGTTTGGGTGATAGATTTTCCGTTGTCGCCCTCTCCGGTCCATAGGTAGACTTTCTTTTGGGTGTTGCCGCCCACGAATATATCGGAGTAGGTATCTAGGAAGTATGTACGGATGGATTTGTCGGGAAAAACTTTGGATAAGAAATCGATAACGTTTTGTACAAGTTCGTCACTTTCATGATATTCTCTGTAATCTATGGGTATAGATTTGCTGATATAGTCTTCTGGTATTCCATCGCGAAATACGTTGTTGTTTAGGTCGTATACGCCATTTTTGAAGCCTATGAGGTTGGGATTTTGGTTTAATTTTTGTTTGAAGTGACGATCATAGAATACTTCCATGGCCTCTCTCATAATATTATTTTTGAAGGGGCATGATTTGAGATTTGCTATAATTTTTTGTACTTGTTTAAGACGGGCATTGTGCATGGCTTCTTCGGCCTTGTCTTCTACTCCGGCCCATTTGGTCATTAGTACTTTACCCTTTTCAGTAAATAGTTCTACAATTTCTTTTGATATATGTTGTCTTAGGAAGATTCCCTCTTCGATTTCTTCCCATCTGTGATCACGGTATTGGTACCATATTTTGTTGGCTATGGATGCACATACAAATTCATTTCGGTATTGTTCTTTTAGAACTTTGGCAATATCATTATGGGAACCATTTAGGGATTCCTCAACATATCTATCACATTGTTCGTTTTTATATTTTTTGTATTCATCTGGACTGTCAATACTAGCATAGTAATGAAGTGTTCCCATGGTGGGGGTGTCATTTCTAACTGTAAAGGAATTCCAGTCTGAGATACATTGTGTTTCAACATATTTTTCGTCACACCTTGCTGAGAATTCGAGCCATAAATCTAGGGCTTCTGGGGATCCGTCACCCTCCCTATTAAGGAGCCATCCAATCTTTCTCCATTCTTGATAGTCTTCGGCGCGGTTATCAGCTAACATGGGTAATAATTTTTTGGCAACTTCGATATTTTTGGAAACATCGTCGGTTGGTTTTAGACCTAGGGCTGATTTTCGTTTTAATTCTTTGTTGATTTGTTGTTTGAATGGTGGTTCAATGCCTGTTTTAAGTTCACTGGTTTGTCTACCGTATGGTACGATACTTAATATACGAGGTAAATATTCTTCAATTCTATTATTAATGTTGATGGATTCCTCATCAATATCAAATATTTCATAATCTGTGAAGGCCTCATCTAGGGATAGTTCAGAACCGTCTGAACTGTATATTTTACTGAGTTTGTAAGGATCCATGTCCTCTGATTTTCTGCTACCATAAATCAGCCATGGGACTTTGCAGCAAGCTTTGTCTATAACACTTGATGAGTCCTCAATACCTAGGTTTTCGAAAATTTTACGTTGTTTAATATGTTCCTGGACCCTAGGAATCAGATGTACTTCCTGATCTACTTTGCTAAGAAATAGATTTGGGAAATGTAAATGAAATCCGTTTTTTGCATATCTGTTTTCTCCCGCGGTAATATAATATATGGGTTTTTCCAATAAAACGCACATTAGATGGGAATCAGTGCAACGATCAACAATTTGACGTAGTTCTGATTGATATATTTCAATTATCTCTTTGCATTGTAACTCAGTGTATATATGATCGCCGTACTCAACCTCATCATTGTCTTTAACTTTTAAATCTACATCTACTAAAACTGGTAGATAATGTTGAGGTTTTTCTGCCACACCAAGCATTTTTTGGCTGTCATTGATAGTTTGACAATATTTTTCCCAAAAGGTTTCTAGTCCTTGTCTGTTGAATGAATATCTGCCTTTCGGTTGTAGCATGGAAACGTGTGTATGGAATACACCGTCTACATAATGATTCCGAAGTATTTCTTCTATTGATGGATTCATTTATCTTATATTTCCATTACATAATTGTTTTTCATTTTTA